AAGAATTAATCAAACAGGCAACTGACATTATTGGTTACTTTAAGGGCAGTTTTAATCGTGATAGGCCAGTTGAAGTTGATTCTTCTATTAATACTTTGCCGAGCGAAACAAACAAATCAAGGTCTTATCCGAGTGGTCACGCTACTCAGTCAAGATTAGTTGCACGATATATGGCAGATAAGAATCCTGTACATGCAGAAGAAATATTAAGAGCAGGCAACGAATGTGGTCTAGGAAGAGTCAAGGCAGGATTTCACTATATGTCTGACTATCATATGGGCAATCTACTAGGTGAAAAACTTTATATATTTATGAATCGAGAGAGTGATGGCAGCTAGCACAGTAGACCAATATCTGGGCAACCCCAATCTAAAGAAAGGTCACACAAAAACTAGATTTACAAAGAAGCAAATTGAAGAAGTCATAACTTGTTTAGATGACCCAAAATACTTTATTAAAAAATATCTAAAGATTGTAACAATCGATAAAGGTCTTGTGCCTTTTGATATGTACAATTTTCAAGAGAAAATGGTTGATACATTTCACGAGAATCGTTTTACGATTTGCAAGTTGCCAAGACAGAGTGGAAAATCAACTATCATAGTTTCATACCTCCTACATTATGTTTTATTTAACGATAATGTGAATGTTGCCATATTGGCTAACAAATCTTCTACTGCAAGAGATTTGTTAGGGCGACTGCAACTGGCTTACGAGCATCTACCTAAATGGATGCAACAGGGCGTTCTCAACTGGAATAAAGGTTCTATTGAATTAGAAAACGGAAGTAAAATCGTAGCGGCGAGTACATCTTCTAGTGCTGTTCGTGGTAGTACCTTTAACATCATATTCTTAGACGAGTTCGCTTATGTTCCTAATAACATTGCAGAAGAATTCTTTAGTTCTGTATATCCTACAGTATCATCTGGTAAGTCATCTAAAGTGATGATTGTATCTACACCTCACGGAATGAATATGTTCTATAAGATGTGGGTTGATGCCGAGAACAAACGAAATGACTATGTGCCTGTGGAAGTGCATTGGTCTGAAGTTCCTGGTCGAGATGAAAAGTGGAAAGAAGAAACAATAAGAAACACTTCAGAGGGTCAATTTCAAACAGAGTTTGAGTGTGAATTCTTAGGTAGTGTTGACACACTTATTACTGCAAGTAAAATTAAAACAATGGCAGTACAAGAACCTAAACGAAGTGGGGGTTTAGATGTGTACGATATGCCTGAAAAAGACCATATCTATACAATGTGTGTTGATGTATCACGAGGACTATCAAATGACTACTCAGCGTTTGTTGTGTTTGATTGCACAAAGGCGCCATATAAAGTAGTCGCAAAATATAGAGATAACGAAATTAAGCCGTTACTCTTTCCAAGTATTATAGAAAGAGTTGCGAAACATTACAATAGTGCATTTGTTTTGATTGAGATTAACGACTTAGGACAACAAGTCGCAGACAATCTACAATTTGAGATTGAGTACGATAATGTAATGATGTGTACACAAAGAGGCCGTTCAGGTCAAGTATTAGGTGGAGGGTTTAGTGGTCGGGGAAACCAACTAGGTCTAAGAATGACAAAAGGTACTAAGAGAATTGGTACTTCTAATCTAAAGAGTTTGATTGAGGGTGATAAGTTAATTATTACTGACTTTGATATTATTGCTGAGTTATCGACATTTATATCAAAAGGCAAGTCGTGGGAGGCAGATGCCGGTTCAACAGATGACTTAGTAATGTGTTGCGTGATATTTGGTTGGTTAGCCAATCAGGCATACTTTAAAGAACTGACAGATGTTGATGTGCGTGGACAAATGTTTACTGAACAACAGAATGCTATCGAGGCTGATATGGCACCATTTGGGTTCATTGATAACGGACTTGACGACCCCGAAGGTCGCAATAACTCGTTCTTTGATGACTCTGGAGTACTCTGGAATCCCGTATCTTATCATCGAGGCGAAAACTAAGAATCCCTATAGTTATAAATATTGTGAAAGGGTTGAAACATAAACTTTAATAAAGGAGAACTAAATATGGCTTTTCAAGTATCACCAGGTGTCTCCGTAACTGAGAAGGATTTAACTAATGTTATTCCTGCCGTAAGTACAACGAGTGGCGGAATTGTGATAACTGCGGAAAAGGGACCGGTTGATGAGATTACAACAATTTCATCTGAGAAAGAATTAGTAGATAACTTTGGGAAACCAACTGCTGATAACTTTGAAGAATGGTTCACTGCTGCTAACTTTTTAGGATACGGAAATAATCTGAAAGTAGTACGACCGATTACTGGCATGTTAAATGCTGGAACATCGGCTGGAGTACTTATAAAAAATACAAATGATTACCTAGATAACTACAGTCATGCTGCTAGTTTCGCTGGTAGTGTCGGTGCTTACGCTGCTCGTGAGGCAGGTACATTAGGAAACAATTTAAAAGTTTCTGTATGTGCTAACTCTACTGCGTTCGGACCACACTCAATGAGTGGTAATCTAGTTGCAGACGCTTCTGCGGCTATCGGCGACACATCAATTACTGTTGACGATGGTAGTTTAATGCAAGTTGGCGACATACTAGAGTTTGGAGATGCAGCTGCTGTACCTTCAACTGACGGTGCGCCTTCAGGACATTACTATAAAATAACTGCAATATCAACTCATGTATTAACAATCGCAAGATTCAATACTCAAACTGGTAAAACAGAAACAGGCGGTCTTAGACACGCTGTTGTTGACAACGCTAAAATACTAAGACATTGGGAATATTATTTTCAATTTTCTAGTCCACCAACAACATCTGATGATGTATTAGCTGCTGGCGGTTCACTAGATGAAATGCATATTGTCGTTTTAGACGAAGATGGTGGTATCACAGGAACTGCTGGAACAATCTTAGAAACATTTGAAGGCGTTTCACAGGCTTCAGATGCTAAAACATCTACTGGCTCAAGTAACTATTATGCTGATGTAATTTATGCACAATCAAAGTATGTGTATGTTATGGACCATGAAACTACACTTGCAAACGGTGGTAGTGCTAAGACAGGCACAACTTTTGATAACGCTGCTGGAGATGCATTTGTTGTGAAATCTTATTCACTTGCGAGTGGTACAGATGACTTTGCTGCTACTAACGCTGAGATTGCAACTGCATATGAGAAATTTTCTGATACAGAATCAGTTGATATATCTTTACTAATGTGCGGTCCTTCACAGACAGGTGCTGACGCTACTGGCGACACAAAAGCAACTGCTGTTATGGATATTGCAACTGCAAGAAAAGATTGTGTTGCATTTGTTTCACCTGCGAGAGCAGATGTTGTAGATGTTGCTAACGCAGTTACACAAACTCAAAATGTAGTAGGATTTGCTGACGGGTTACCTTCATCATCTTATGCAGTAATCGATAGTGGTTACAAATACATGTATGACAAGTACAATGATGTTTACAGATATGTACCTCTTAACGGAGATACTGCTGGTCTTTGTGCAAGAACAGATAGTGTTGCAGATGCATGGTATTCACCAGGCGGTTTCAATCGTGGACAAATTAGAGGCGCAGTAAAACTTGCCTTTAATCCTAATCAAACACAAAGAGATGAACTCTACAAATCAAGAGTAAATCCAGTTGTTGCTTTCTCAGGACAAGGTACTGTGTTGTTTGGCGATAAAACTGCTCAGGCAAAACCAAGTGCGTTTGATAGAATCAATGTTCGTAGATTGTTCATTGTTCTTGAGAAAGCTGTTTCTACGGCTGCTAAATTCCAACTATTTGAATTCAATGATGAATTCTCTAGGGCGAACTTTAGAAACTTAGTAGAACCATTCTTGAGAGATGTTCAAGGTCGTCAAGGTCTTACTGACTTTAGTGTAGTATGTGATGACACAAATAACACGAGCGATGTAATTGATAGAAACGAATTTAGGGCAGATATCTTTATCAAACCTAATCGTTCTATTAACTTCATTTCACTTAACTTTGTCGCAACTCGTTCAGGCGTAGCCTTTACTGAAGTTGCAGGCGCTTAATTTTAGAGGAGAATAGAAAATGGCAAACATTAATGAATTCAAATCTCGACTAAAAGGTGGCGGTGCAAGAGCCAATCAGTTTAAGGTAACTTTACCTTTCCCTGGTTATTCTTCTACTGGTGGTGAAACATCTGACTTATCATTCTTATGTACTGCAACAGGTATCCCAGGACAAGATATTCCTATGGTAACTGTGAACTTTAGAGGTCGTCAATTGAAACTTGCTGGCGATAGCAGAACATTTGGTTCTTGGAACATGACTATCTTGAACGATACAGATTTTAAAATCTATCGTGCATTTGAAAGATGGATGAATGGTATCAATAACATTACTGATAATGAAGGTCTTACAGACCCTAACGACTATCAAGTTGATGGGTTTATTGACCACTTAGACAGAGATGGCAACTCAATCAAGCAGTATCAACTAAGAGGTTGTTTCCCAACTTCATTAGATGGTATCGCACTTTCGTACGGCACAAATGATGCTATCGAAGATTTTGGTGTTACTCTTGACTATCAATACTTTGAAACAGATACAACTACATAATTTTTAACAAGTTATAAGGACAATATAATATGGCGAATTTACTTGGATTCCAAATAACTCGTAACAATAATGATTTAGGGAAGCCGGCAGAAGCGAAACAAGCGTTTACTGTCGCCTCCCCTGATGACGGTACAACAACTATATCCGCTGGCGGTTACTTTGGCCAATACTTGGATATGGAAGTTACTGCCAAGAATGACATTGATTTAATCAAAAGATATCGTGAGATTGCACAACACCCAGAGTGTGATATGGCAATCGAAGATATTATCAATGAAACTATTGTTTCGGATGAAAGAGATGCTTCAGTATCAGTATCACTAGATAAACTAGCGGTATCAGATGCTATTAAAGGAAAAGTGCGTGATGAGTTTGACGAAGTTTTGCGTTTGCTCAACTTTGACGAAAAAGGACACGACATTTTTCGCAGATGGTATGTTGACGGAAGAATTTACTTTCACAAAGTTATCGACCCGAAAAGTCCACGAAAAGGGCTAACAGAAATTAGATATATCGACCCACGCAAAATAAAGAAAGTTCGTGAAGTCGCTAAAAAGAGAGATAACAAAGGTAAGGGTGTTGAGATTATAGAAACAACCGCAGAGTGGTTTGTCTATAACGAAAAAGGCATCTCATCAGCAAACTCAAATGCTGGTCTGAAGATTGCTGCCGACTCAATTACTTATGTTACATCTGGTGTAATTGACCAAACCAAGAATATGGTTATGGGGCATTTGCACAAGGCAATTAAACCTACCAATCAGTTAAGAATGATTGAAGATGCTGTTGTTATTTACAGAATAGTAAGAGCACCTGAAAGAAGAATATTCTATGTTGATGTCGGCAACTTGCCTAAAGTAAAAGCAGAAGCATATCTGAGAGATGTCATGGCAAGATATAGAAACAAACTTGTCTATGATGCAGCTACTGGCGAAATCAGAGATGACAGAAAACATATGTCAATGCTTGAAGATTTTTGGTTACCTCGTAGAGAAGGTGCAAAAGGCACAGAAGTTTCTACATTATCTGGTGGTCAAAATCTTGGTGAAATATCAGATGTTGAATATTTTCAAAAGAAATTATATCAATCTTTGAATGTGCCAATGTCAAGATTGGATTCAGATAACGGATTCAACATGGGCAGAGCCGCAGAGATTACAAGAGATGAACTGAAGTTTACAAAGTTTGTCGCTAGATTAAGAAAAAGATTTACTGGAGTCTTTAACGATATATTGAAAACACAATTAGTGTTAAAAGGTATTATCACGATTGAAGATTGGGGTAGAATAAAAGAACACATACAGTATACTTTCTTAAAAGACGGGTACTTTGCTGAATTAAAAAATGCAGAGATACTTAGAGAAAGATTAAGTCTTGCACAAGAAGTAAGTCCGTATGTAGGTAAGTACTATTCTGTTGAGTATGTAAGAAAGAACATCTTACAACAAACAGATGAAGATATTATTGAAATTGATGGGCAGATTGCCAACGAGATAAAACAAGGAATTATTGCCTCGCAAGATATGGGTGATGATGAATATGGTGATATAAATATAGGAGATGAATAATTATGTCAAATGAAAGTGTAGTAAATATGGTAGATTCATTAACAGGCGGCGACAATGTTGCGGCTCAAGATGCGTTTAAAAGTGCGTTGACTGATAAGATTGGTATGGCGTTAGATGCTAAAAGACAAACTGTTGCAAACGACTGGCTAAATGCTGGAGATGATATGGAAGCAATAGAAGCTGGTTCTGAACTATCGGGACAATCTTCTTTTGATGCTGTTGCGGCTCAAGTTGATGCAGATAACCATGTTGATTTTGAAATTGATGACGACCAAGTAGAGGAAGAGTAAGTGAGCGAAATTTCGTTTAAAAGTTTCACAGGTAAACTGGATGAACGAAAGACTTCATTACCGACTACGCAGTTTAAAAATTTATCTCCGAAGATGAAAGCGGCAATAACAGATATGTATGCAATGATAAACAAAGCATCTGACCCTCTCATCTCTAAGATAGAAGGCATTGTTAAGGCAATATCAAAGAAACACGGTGTTAGTGTTTATGATATTGAAGATTATATTGACAACGAATTAATAAAATAAAGGAATAAAAAATGGCTATTGCAACAAGAACACTCAAAGACACGAAAATTGCAACAGGTAGTGGAGCTGCTGGTGGTAAAGTAACTGTCTTAGTAAATATGAACGACAATACTACTGCTGACTCCGTTGTACTTGACGCTAGTGGATTAGCAGGACATGCTAACGGCGCTATGTTAGATATAACTAGAGTATGGTGGGCATTAGTACAAGGTACTGCTGACGATAATACTGGTTGGGCATCTATTGAATTTGTAGGCGCTTCAGCAGATACATTGGCGATTAATCTTGCAGGTACAGGACACTATGATGGTACTGCTGGTAAGATTGAGAACAATGCAACAAACACTGGCGCAACATCAGGAGACTTAAAGTTAAACGCTTATGGTGTTTCTGGTTATGTTATGATTGAATTAAGAAAAGACGAAAGTTTTACTGCGTAATTTCTCATGGCAATTAGTAATGAAGAAGTTGTAAACACTGCTTCTAAGTACATTGTTAAGTCAACAGGTACTAAAAATGAAACCGACCAAGAGTTGGTTGATGCAAATGCTCTGACAGGCGGTACAAATGAATCGCTCGTATGTTTAATCGAGTGTTTCTATTTGATAGAGGGAACAGGTAAATTAACAATTAGTGCGAATAGTGAAAGTACTGATTTAGTTTTGACTGGTAAAGGTAAGTATGGTTTAAGACCTAATCAGTTAAAATTTGGAAACGATAAAAAAATGACACTAACAACTGACTCAAATGTTAAGAGTTATTTGTTAGTAACAGAATTTAGGAGAAAGTAAATGGCTGATGTTGTAACAAGTCAAACTTTAGTAGACACTACAGGAACAAAAACTGTAATGAAGTTTACTAATATGAGTGATGGTTCAGGTGAAACACTTGTAACAAAGATGGACGCTAGTGCGTTGACATTTATGACTGAAGATGGTACTAAAAGTCTTGCAAAGATTTGGTGGGCAATTAACACAACAAATGGTAAGTCTGGCGTAGAACTATTGTGGGCG